ACCAAGAACTTCCCGAAGCCAAGCCGTATGAGTTTGAAAGGGATGAGTACAAGCCAGAGTTTGACCAATTCAGTCAAACAATCTTCAATCACAAATTCTATAAAGGAAAAGCAAAATGATAACTTACTTAATCTTGGGCGGTGTAACTGTCCTTCTCGCTTACCGGTTGTGGCAAGTTGAGAGAAACGCAGAGGAATTGCAAGAAGCAATCAACAAAAAGAATCGCAACATTTGGGATTTGGAAACAGAAATCTTGACGATCAGGTCAACCATCCAGCAAGGCAAGGATGATTTGAACAACTCACGGATGATTAGTGAGAAACGAATCGCAGAACTGGAAGACAAATTGCAAACTTTCAAGAACCAATTTACAGATTTGAAAAATGTTAAAAGCAAGGGTAGTAAAAGCGACAATTAATTTCATTGAGAAATGGCGTGTGTACTTCGCTGGAGAATTACTCGCCACCTTTGAAACGGAAAAAGATGCACGAGATTACGCAGAATTTATAGACAGACAATGAAAACAGATATAACACCCAAAGAAAAAGCCGAAGAGCTGATCGCCAAATTTTACACCATCAATGCGGAAACGGTTGAATTGGTAGATGGAGATTTTGATATGATTCATTCACTATCGGAAGACGATGCAATCAAATGTGCGAGAGTTGCAGTATATGAAATACTTGATCATTGCACAGAAGTAAGCAAATACTATTGGTTGAAAGTTCTTCACGAGTTAATCCAAAAACAAAATGAAGATCAGGGTTAAACACAGAAACACAGAGATAGAACTTGAAGACATCAAGACCATCAATCACAATCTTGATATCATCAGTTTAATCAAAGCAATCTCACAACAGATTCAAGAAATAATCAAGGCAGAAAATGAAAACACCAATTGACCGCTTGGTTGAACACCTACGCACGGAGTTCCCCGATTTGGATATCAGCCCACACCTGATCTTCAACTTCAAGCAACTGGAGAAGATGGAACAACAACTCGCATACAATGCCGGGTTTGCCAACGCAAAGAAAATCTATCAAGAACAATCAGTATGAATGTAACAAAAGAACTTGTGAGACAATTGCTTGAGCAATATCCACAAACAAGAGACAACGACAACCTATTGATGTCTATCATTTGGAGAAGCGAATCAAATCTGTTCAACTTTTATTCTCGTTTGGAATCAGGCAAGTTAACACCAGCCGAGACCATCCGTAGATGTCGCCAACGGTTGCAGTTAGATCACCAAGAATTGCGAGGTACGATGTATGAGCTTCGACAAAAACACCAAGCAAAAGTAAAAAAAGAATTGGGATATGATGTGTGATTGATTATCTTTGTTGGGTTAACTGGGAGGTAAGAGATCCCGTATGTTAAAAGATATTTGCCCTGTTGAATTAGTCGCACTCTTACTGCACTAATTTGATGGGGCTTTTTTTATGTCAAAAAATAAGAAATCATTCCTACTCTATTGTGATTTAATTCACACGGTAGACCAACTGACAAACGAACAGGCTGGTGATCTGTTCAAGCACATACTACGATATGTGAATGACCAAGAACCACAGACGGACAATGTGATTACTCGCATTGCTTTTGAACCTATCAAGCAATCATTGATGAGAGATTTGGTAAAATACAAATCCATTTGTGAACGGAATTCGGACAATGCAAAGAAGCGGTGGGATGCGACCGCATCCGATGGCATACGACCGCTTACCAAAAATGCCGATAGTGATAGTGATAGAGATAGTGAAAGAGATAAAGATAAAAAAGTATTTAAGAAACCGACCATTGAAGATGTTAAAACTTATATGAAAGAACTCGGAATGAATGACATTTCGGAAAGATGGATGTCTCATTATGAATCAAACGGTTGGTTGGTTGGAAAAAACAAAATGAAAGATTGGAAGGCATCGGTAAGAACTTGGAAATTAAATAATCTTCAAACCGAGGAAATTAAAACAAACAAACCTAAAATTGCAACCCTATGAACACAGAAAGAATCATCCTATCAAATATGTTGTTTTACGATGACGCAAAACACTTCCTTCCAAGAATCAACAAGAACTGGTTTACAGATTCAATGTCATCCAAATTGGTTGAGGTTATGACAGAAATGTACTACAACAACGAAGCCATTGACTATGTGAGTTTATCCAAACACTTTGACCGAATGCAAGTGATTGAGATAATACAACTTCAACAACAGGCATCCGGCATCACGGACATCAAACCACACCTGATGCAATTGGAAAACGATTACATCAAGAAACAAGTTGTTGAAGGCGTTTTGTCATTGGATGTTACAAAGGAATTGAATGAGCTTGTGACCGACATTCAGAATGTAGTTGAACGCACAACCTTTTCAACTCATAAAGAACCATCCAGTATTGTGAAGGTTACCAACAAGGTCGTTGATCAAATTGTTTTTAATGCACAGAATGGTGGCAACTTAACGGGGAAGCAAACCGGATGGAGATTCCTTGACAAGTACATTGGTGGGTACAACGAAGGTGATTTGATTGTGGTTGCTGGAAGACCGGGTATGGGGAAGACGGCAATTGCTTTGACATTGACAAAGGAGTTTGCACAGATTGGAGGGAAGGCATTGTTCATTTCACTTGAGATGTCCAATGAGCAACTTGCAAAGAGATACATTTCCCTGATTGGAGACATTGCCAATTGGAAGATAAGGAACGGACAATTGAGAGAGAATGAAATCCTTCAGGTGTGTGACATTGCCAACAGCCAAACGATTGAGTTCTTCATTGATGATGATGTGGATTCTCGCATCGGACAAATCAAAGCCAAAGCAAAACTTCACAAATCAACGAAGGGATTGAACTTGCTTGTCATTGACTACATCCAGTTGATCAAAGGAACAAAGACAAACCGTGAACAAGAGATTGCAGAGATATCACGCACATTAAAACTCCTTGCAAAGGAACTTAAAATCACGGTGATGATACTTGCACAGTTATCACGGAAGAGTGAAGAGAGAGCAGACAAGAGACCGATGTTGAGTGACCTTCGGGAATCAGGTGCAATTGAACAAGATGCCGACATCGTAATGTTTCCGTTTAGACCGATGTACTATGAGCAAGAGAAACCCGAAATGGAAGAAGCGGAGTTGATAATCGCAAAGAACCGAAACGGAGAGTGCGTGACAATACCGACATACTTTGAGGGAATGTACACCAGTTACAAGGAGAAGATATGAAACACGGTTCATTGTTTAGCGGAATAGGTGGGTTTGATCTCGCTGCCGAATGGATGGGATGGGAGAATGTCTTTCATTGCGAATGGATGGAATTCCCACGAAAAGTATTGGACTATCACTTCCCAAATGCGGATAGTCACATTGATATATGTAAAACTGATTTTAAAAAATATGCAAACAAAATTGACATTCTTACTGGAGGATTCCCTTGCCAACCCTTCAGCCTTGCCGGGAAAAGAAAAGGCACAGATGATGAACGCTACTTGTGGGGCGAAATGCTACGAGCAATACAAGAGATTAAACCCAAATATGTCATCGCAGAAAATGTCTTTGGTATCACGAATATTGATGGGGGATTGGTATTCGAGCAGGTGTGCGTTGACTTGGAAAATGAAGGGTACGAAGTTCAACCGTTTATTATTCCAGCTGCAGCCAAAAACGCACCGCACCGCAGAGACAGATGCTGGTTTATTGCTCAAAACCCCTTGTTCAGCGGATGCATACACCGAGGGGATGAGCAAAAAAGAACAGAAATTCGGCAATTCGGGAACACTTGCACAGGAAGTGCAGACAGGATTTATCTATCAAAGGGGATTACTTCCGACACCATCAGCAATGGAGGACAGAAGTACACCGGAAGCGTGGGATGCGAGATACGAGAGGAAAAAATCGGAAGGAATCAATTTGCAAATGGGACTTTGTACAATGGCGAGAAAAGGATTCCTGCCAACACCATCAGTATCCGATACAGAGGGATCTCCCAAACGCAGAAATCAAATAACACAAGGTGCGAATGGGAATTGGAGGAGAACATCGGACAATACAGGTATAATTTTCGGAGCGAAATTGAACGATGTAGCACCAATATTGGCAAACTCTACTGGGAAAACTTCCCAACTCAATCCCCGATTTGTAGCGGAGATGATGGGATTCCCACCCAACTGGACGGAATCACCTTTTCAAAATGGCGAATAGAATCAATCAAAGGATACGGAAATGCCATAGTTCCACAAATCGCATATCAACTTTTTGAAATAATACAAGAACTCAATGAAAATAATTGACTACCGCAGATTCAACCAACTGCGAACGAAAGCAAAGGATTTGCCAATGTACAAAGAATTCATCTCACTCGTTGAAAAGGACAAAAAGGTGCAATGCTATAACACACTCCAAGATATGCTCTTGGATGCGTTTAAATGGGATAAAACGCCACAAGGTCACGAGTACTGGCAATCCGTCTATGATTCAATCGTACTTGAGGAACATCCAAAATGCCCAAAGTGTAATCAACTTGGGAAGGTGTGGTTGCTCAAGACCGTAAACAAGCACAAGTGTAACAAATGTAAAATCACATTCTAATGAACCCGTATCAAGAAACCCACAACCTTAAGCAAGAGATTCGCAGATTGCGTTTACAGATTGCAGACATAACCGTCAAACACGACAAAGAAATTAAAAGGCTTAAACAAGAAATCATTCAACCCAAGTGCGATTTGAATAGCATTGATGCTGACTGGACAGATGCAATGAGAGTTTGTTGTCAAGCCTACGATGTCACACCTGATCTCGTTATTTCATCATTGAGAAAACAATCGGTTGTGTATGCTCGTCATATGTTTTCCTTCCTTTGCCGTAAGCACTTGAAGATGACATTCTCATCAATTGGCTATATATTGGGGAGAGACCATTCCAGCGTGATGAATGCCATCAATGTGTTTGATAATTTAATTACACACGACAGAAACACAAGACAAACCTATGAAACATCCCTTCAGTTATTGGGTGATTACTTGCACCAAAGGACTCTCGTCATCGATACACATCTTGTATGAGGAAGAACAAGTGATAAGATGTCAAAAAAAATACGAAAAAGATGGTTATATTTGCATTATTGAAAAGAAAAATTGAATAAAGCCGACATCATATTGGAACTATCCAAAGCCGATTGGTTGAGGAAAGCAACCAAGAACATTGCAAAAAACAATGAGTTGGCAAGGGAGTTGTATCAATTTTACTTTTTAACTATCCTTGAGAAACCTGATGAACAAATCGAAA